GTCAAGCCACGGCTGCACATCACCCTCTCTCGCCTCGTAACTCCACCCCCGCCACAGGTTGTAGCGTTGCAGAACCTGCATGTCTGGGGCAAAAGTAAGGCCAGCCGCATAGGTTCTGCGCTCTGGATGTTCAAGCCACATATCGACTAGGTTCACTAGCTTAGGCTTCTCGTCGCCTGACAGAACACGGCAGTTCATATGTTCTTTCTTTAGATCGTCCAGCTTGTACAGCACCAGATTGTCTTTGTTTAGGTCTTCACGCATCACACGCGCCGACCCTTCGACATGTACAAAGGCCCACTGTCTAAGCATCTTAGGTAGCCGCTCTTCCTTGATCTCTTCCCGCACAGCCTCAACCTCCATAGCCTTCACGCTGGCGAGGGTTACTGGAGTCTTGCTGCTGCTATCAAAGGTTGCGTACCTGCGCTCACACTGCCCGTCGATGTACGTCTCACCGTCAGATGACCACTCATCCCAGATCATCCAGCCGGTATCATCGCCATCGAAGTGGTGATGCAGCGCCATGCCTACCCTCACCCACTCGTCGTGATGACAGTTCGCATCAACCGATTCTAGTAATTGACGGACGCCTTGTTCATCTACATCCATCTTGGGCCGAAACATAGACAGGTCATCTGGGTCTATCTCAGCGGCAGCCATACCCTTTCGGGCCAATTCCCAGCCGTCCTGCTGACCAGCGATTTCTTCAAAGTAATCAATGAATGCTTTTGCCTGATCTATCGTTATTAGCGGCAACTCACTATGCGACACATCGGCGATACTCTTACCTCTCACCCACTTGTAAGGCTCGTTGGTCGCAGGATGTATGCCGTAAGCCACAAACTGCTGACCGTCAGCTAAAACCTCAACGGCGTGTTTGCTGCCGACCTCATCCTCATATTCACAGGATCGAATCTTAGAAAAGCCACCCTCAACTCTAAAAGGTAGGATGCACTTCGGCGCTTGGCCTACTCTCGTTAGCGACCTGCCGATATTCTCATCAACCCACTTGAGCAGCTTGTAATTCACATCTCTATTTAAGCAGTCAATATCCACTGCAACAGTGTTGCGGCAGAGAACGCCTACACCACCATCACGGTGACCGTTTGACAGCCACTTATCTACATCGTCGTGAGTGGCCCTGATGTCTTGCCACCCCTTTAGCATTGGGGCTTTTTTGCCCTTCATTATGGGAACAATTTCGTAGCCGTTATCGACTAGCTGGTGTCCGTGTTGTTGTAAAAACGCCATATACCGTTTACCTTTTCACTACCACATTTTTATCGAATGTAACGAGTTGACCTTGCTGTTGCCTCGATCTCCATTGCTTCACAAATGCTCGCCATTTTGGCGAAAATGCAAGCGGATATTTTTGCGAAGGTCGCTAATGCCGACCAAAATGCTTTCTTAAATTTATCTACTCGTTTCATAGATAACCTCTTTTGAGCGTTTAAAGTCTTCGACTATGTCTGGGCAAATCTTCTGCCAGCCGACCTTTCCATTCGACAGCAGCTCCATTTGAAGAGCGCGGTTGGCGGGGACGATGCCCGTTTGCCGCCACTTACTCAGCGCCTGCTTGCTAACATCCAGGCGACGAGCCAGGGCATTAAGATTCTTAATGTCTGCCTCAAGAAGAACACTGTTAATTGCTGCTTTTACCTCAGAAACGTAGTGCGTTGTGTCGGTCATAAATTTTTCCTCTTTCTAATTAAATCAACTAAAAGTTGTAATTGCTCGTGTTTGGGTTGACACAATAGATTCTTACCAATAAGGTTGTCAACAACAAATAGGTGATTAATCAGCGAATAAGTGAGGTAACAATGAAACACGCTCTGTTAGGTGCCAGCAAAGCGCACCGTTGGATGACATGCCCTGGCTCCATTAGCCTGGAGTCAACATTTCCAGAGCAAGAATCGTTCTATGCAGCCGAAGGCACAGCCGCACATGCTTTGGCTGAAGAGTGTTTATTGAAACAAAAACCGCCAGAACATTTTATAGGCGTAGAGTTTGAAGGCTTTATCGTCGATGAGGATATGGCTAACCATGTCGCAACATATGTGGACTTCTGCAATAGCCAAGAATCTGACGAGGCTCATGTTGAACTTCGTGTTGACTACTCAGAATGGGCCGCTGGCGGCTTCGGAACGGCAGATTATGTGGTGCTTCACGATGGCATTCTGCACGTTATAGATTTGAAGTACGGCCAAGGCTTAAAGGTCAACGCCAATCGTAACGAGCAACTTATGCTGTACGCATTAGGCGCAGCTTATGAGTTCATTGACAAAGTCGATACGGTGAGCATGACCATCGTGCAGCCACGACTTGATCACATCGACACCTACTCGATGCGGGCCAAAGACCTGTTCACATGGGCAAACGATGTCGTAAAACCGGCTGCGCTGGCTACCATGGCGCAAGACCCAGCCTATAACCCCAGCAAAAAGGCATGTCATTTCTGCAAAGCCAAGCCAACTTGCAGAGCGTTAGCGAAACACAATTACTCGTTAACGCTGAGTAATTTCGAAAACCTTGAAGAGCCGCTTCTGGTGCAAGTTCCGCACACCTTAAATGTGGAAGAGATAAGCAACTTGCTGCCGAAGATGGATGCCTTGATTGGCTGGGCGCAGGGTGTGCAGAAACACGCACACAAGCTTTTGACCGATGGCGGCATTTTACCGAACCACAAACTCGTAGCAGGTCGAGGGCAGCGCAAATGGCTGGACAGCGATGTTGCGGAAGAACAACTTATTCAGATGTTGGGCGATGAAGCCTACACATCGAAACTCATTTCACCGACCCAAGCAGAGAAGGCGCTAGGCAAGGCGAAGTACGGAGAGATCGTCGATCTCATCCACAAACCCGAAGGTAGACCACAGCTTGCGCCAGACACCGATCCACGTCCGGCTGTAAAGCCTAACGCTACCGAATTCTTTAATGACATAACTGCACAATAGGTAAAATTCAATGAGCGTAATAACACTTAAAAATGTAAGACTTTCTTTCCCACAAATCTGGTCGCCAAAGGCATTCAACGAAGGCCAAGAAGCTAAGTTCTCTGCCAACTTTCTGTTAGACAAAGACAGAGATAAAGAGCAAATAGACAATCTTAAAAAGGCTATTAAACAAGCTGTGACCGCTGAATGGGGCGGCGCAAATGTTAAAAACTTACAAGTTTTTCTCGGCAATGGCGAGGACAAAGCATATGACGGCTATGAAAATACTATGTATGTCTCATCATCAGCACGAAATCGTCCGACAATTATAGATCGTGATCGCACACCGCTTGTTGAAGAAGACGGTAAGCCGTATGCGGGTGCCTATGTAAATGCCGCAATCTCAATTTGGGTAATGAACAACAAGTGGGGCAATCGCATTAGCTGCAACCTTGTTGCTATTCAGTTTGTAAAAGATGGTGAGACTTTTGGAGCTGCTCGTGTCAAACCGAATGAGTTATTTGATGACATCTCAGCAGAATCCGCTGCGGATGCAGAAACTGATGATTTTCTCGCGTAAATATACAACAATTTGTTGTATATAATCTTTTTAATTCTCATAAATTGCGGGGCTTTCACAAGCCCTGCTTTGGGTAAAAAAAATGAAAGCGACACTTAGTTACACCTACGTTGGTGACCGATACCCAGACCTATCTGGCAAAACTGTTGTGGTCAAAGCTATCGCAGAAATTGCAGGGATACCCTACCAGCTTCTTAAAAACCGAATGGGCATGAAAAGACTACGCGCCAACAGTCTTCGTTCTTGCTTCATCGAAGACAAAGATTTAGACCCGAAAAAAAGAAATAAAGAATCAAACAAAAGCAGCAGTCTCACGAAGCGAAAAGACAAAAATTCACTCAGCACTGAGTGGTTAAAAAGGCCACTTTTATGAAAAATATCTCTATTGATTTTGAAACGTACAGTGAGTGCGACATATTTAAAGGTGGAGCATATGCTTACGCTGACCACCCTTCAACTGAAGTTCTTTGCCTCGCGTGGGCCGTCGATGACCGGCCCTCACAGCTTTGGACTCCAGACAAACCAATACCAACCGAACTGTTTAGCCTGATAAAAGAAGGCGCAACGATCTGGGCGTGGAACAGCTTCTTTGAAATGAGCATTTGGAACCAGGTACTGGCTTGGCCTGAAGTGCCTATTAGCCAGTGGCGTGATACTGCCGCCCTTGCAGCCGCACAGGCTTACCCCCGTGCATTGGGCAAATGCGGTGAGGCACTAGGTCTTACTGGTGATGCCGCAAAGTCCAAGCGCGGCAAGCTACTTATACAGCGTCTGTGTAAACCCTATAAAGGTGAGCGAAGAAAAGACCCAGAACTATTCAAAGAACTGTGCGACTACTGCCTTCAAGACGTTGTCGCAGAGCGCGAGATTCGTTACAAGCTTCGCGACCTGAGAGGTCTTGAGCAGGAAGTCTGGGAGACTGACCAGTTAATAAACTGGCGAGGTGTACGCCTTGATCGCACAGCGATATACAACGCCTTGGAGATCATCGACAAGCACAGCGTCAAACTGAACGCGCAAGTGCAGGACATCACCAATGGATTTATGGACTCCACAGGCTCACGCGCCAAAGCGTTGCAGTGGACAGAAACGCAGGGCTACCCGCTAAAGGGTTACGACAAAGCGGCTATATCTGCCGCGCTGGCTGACGAAGACTGCCCAGCCAACGTCAAGAAATTTCTTGAAATACGACAAGCATTGTCAAAGTCCAGCACGAAAAAATACGATTCAATGAAAGCGGTGCTGGGTAAAGATGGCCGCGCACACGGGGTGCTGATGTACCACGGTGCTGCGACAGGGCGCTGGTCAGGCCGACACTTCCAACCGCAAAACCTCCCACGCCCAACTATCGACGATGTTGATGCGGTGATCTACCAGATGAGAGCGCGTGATCCTGACCAGATCGACGGTGAGCCGATGGAGTCGTTAGCCAGTTGTCTGCGCGGAATGTTGATTGCATCTGAGGGTAATCGCCTGGTGGTTTCGGATTATTCCAGCATCGAGGCCCGCGTTCTCTCATGGCTTGCCGACCACCACGCTGCGCTTAAAGTTTTCCGCAACGACAAAGACATATATAAGTACACGGCCGCTGAGATGTACGGAATAGCGTACAGCGATGTGAATTACGACCAACGCTTTGTCGGCAAAGTAGCCACGTTGGCCCTTGGATATCAGGGTGGTGTTCGTGCATTCCAAAAAATGTCAGAGGTGTATGGCACTGAAGTAACTGAAGACCAGGCACTAAAAATTCGTAACGACTGGCGACAGGCCAACGACCCCATAGTTAAGCTGTGGATTGAGACTGAACGCGCCGCCCGTAACGCTGTGAGTTACAAGGGTAAAGAGTTTATGGCTGCGAGGGGCCAGTTTAAGTTCGTCAACGATGACCTACTGTTTAAGCTTCCTAGTGGTCGAATACTGTCATTCCCAGAAGCCAAAATGGTTCAGGGCGACAGGGGCATGGACTTGGTTTACAACGGCATGAATAACCATATTCACAAGTGGGGTCAGATCAAAGCGTATGGCGGTTCATTAGTGCAGTCAGTAACTCAGGCCGTTGCCAGAGACATTCTTGCTGAAGCGGTATTGCGTCTTGAAAAGGCTGGCTACCCTGTTGTGCTGCACGTTCACGATGAGATCGTGGCCGATGTACCGAACGAACATGGGTCACTGGAACACTACGAAAAACTTATGTGCGTCCTGCCTGAGTGGGCTGAAGGTCTGCCAGTGACAGCGGAAGGGTATGAGTCGAACAGGTATCGTAAATGAAGACCCGCATACACGTTAACCAACATAACATCCGCGCCAACAACAAAGGTCAGGACTTACCTGTAATCACGGTTAAGGATTACAAGCAGAACCGCAAAGTTAACACCGCCAAGGTGATGAAAGACGGAGAAGTTGTTTGCCAAGTTGTTTATTCGCCGGATAAGCCTCTTTCTTGCGGTGCAAAAGTTTGGATCGAAACAGATTTAGAAGTGATTACTGAATAATGAGAGAGTCTTACATCGAAACGAAGGTAACTCAGGCCGCAAAGGCTAATGGCTGGCTGGCCTATAAGTGGGTGTCACCCTCCCAACGTGGAGTGCCTGACCGTCTTTACTTTAAAAAAGGCAACCTGGTGATCGTTGAATTTAAAGCGCCAGGTAAAAAGCCCACGCCTTACCAGCAGGCAATCCATCGCAGATTGGCCGCTGTTGGTTGGGAAGTTCATATCGTCGATGACATCGACAAGGGTAAGGCACTGTTATGTTAGGCAGAGATAACCTTCACGCGTACCAAGAAAAAGCCGTTGAGTTCGTTTTATGTAATCCGAAGGCCGCACTCTGGATTGACATGGGGTTGGGGAAAACGGTTTCCACCCTCACAGCCTTATCTGATTTAAAGCGTGATAAGAAGATAAAAAAGACGCTAGTCATTGCTCCGT